ATTTAGCAAATTGTATTTTAAATAGAATTCCAGATCATAGAAGAATTAAAAAACAGTGGTCTCCCAGGCCTGAGAAGGGCTACGTTGAATATGTAACTTCTATAGAGAACTTACCCCTACACTCTGGTGACTGGCTTATATTAGCGCGCACTAATGATAAACTTAAAAAATTAGCACCTGAATTAAAAGATAAAGGATTATATTTTGAAATAAAAAACAAGAAAAGCTACAGGACTCGACTGTATAAGTCAATACAGGATTATACACGTTGGACCAAGGGTGATGACCTTTCTTTATCTGAATGTAAGGATTTATTTGAGTTTCTAGAATTAAATATAGATCTAAAAGAAGAGCGTATGTATGACTTAAAAGAGTTTGGTTGTAGTGCTACTGATCATTGGTATGAAATATTTAAAGCCGACCCAGAAGAGTGTTTATATATTAGGGAAATGATTCGCAATGGAGAAAAACTTTCTCAAGGTTCTAGAATAAAACTATCTACAATACATGCAGCTAAAGGAGGTGAAGCAAATAATGTTTTAATTATTTTAGACAACACTAAAAAAATAAGAGAAGCAATTGATAAAAGTTTAGATAAACAAGACGAAGAACACAGGGTTTGGTACGTAGGGGTTACTCGTACAAAACAAAACTTATACATAATGGAATCTAAAAGGGAGGACCATGGTTATGACATCTAAAACATATGACAAACAAATTGGTGGAACACATTATCAGAAATATAAAATACAACCAAGTAAATTTGTGATTGAGAACGAATTGCTATATCCAGAAGGGTGTGCTATAAAGTACATCATAAGACATAGAGACAAAGGAAAGAAACAAGACTTAGAAAAAGCTATTCATTTTATAGAAATGATAATTGAAAGAGATTATGGAACCAAATAATCATATACCATCTTACATGGGTTTGTTTACTTGCCTAATGATTCTTTGTTATCTACTGGCATCATGAAAAACGATAACACTTTTTTACAATTAAGATTAAAGCTACAGGCTGCCATTGAAAGAGTAGAGAAACTTTATAATGAAAATCAGGTAATGAAAAGAAGATTACTTAAATATGAAAAACGTAATATGACTCATTACAATAATAAGAAAGGTTTAAATGAAAGTACCGGCGTTTAAAGCACAAACCGAGTGGGTATTACCCACCGAATTTCCTGATTTAAGAGATGTTGACGAAATTGCAATTGACTTAGAAACAAGAGATCCAGATTTAATTAAAAAAGGATCGGGAGCAATTATAGGTAACGGAGAAGTTATTGGGATAGCTGTAGCAACAGCTCATTACAAAGGTTATTTTCCTATCAACCATCACGGTGGTGGAAACATGGACCGCAAGAAAGTTCTAGAATGGTTTCAAGATATTTTAAAATCAACTTCTACTAAAATATTTCACAATGCAATGTATGATGTATGTTGGATCAAGGCAATGGGACTAAAGATTAATGGTAGAATTGTGGACACTATGATTGCCGCAGCAGTGACCGATGAAAATAGATTTAGATATGATCTTAATAGTTTATCATGGAAGTATAATGGTTATGGCAAAAGTGAGGCAGGTTTAAGTGAAGCTGCAGCAGAGTGGGGCATAGATCCAAAATCTGAAATGTATAAATTACCGTCTCTAAGTGTTGGTGCTTATGCTGAACGTGATGCCGAAGCAACATTTGATTTATGGCAACATATGAAGAGAGAGGTAATAGAACAAGACTTGGAATCTATTATGAATTTAGAAACAGATTTATTTCCATGTTTAGTTGATATGAGGTTTAAAGGTGTACGAGTAGATGTAGAAGCTGCACATAAACTCAAGAAAACTTTGATAGAAGAGGAGAAAGATATACTAACTGCAATAGAAAAGGAAACGAATGTTAGACCACAGATTTGGGCCGCAAGAAGTATATCAGAAGTATTTGAGAATTTAAAAATACCTTTTGATAGAACAGAAAAAACAGATGCACCTAGTTTTACTAAGAACTTTTTACAAGAACATGAGCATCCTGTAGTTAATATGATTGCAAAAGCTAGGGAGGTTAATAAAGCACATACCACTTTTATAGATTCTATTTTACGTTATGAACACAAAGGTAGAATTCATGCAGAGATAAATCAATTAAGAAATGCAGGGGGTGGAACTGTGACTGGTAGATTCTCGTATCAGAATCCAAACTTGCAGCAAATTCCAGCAAGAAACAAGGACCTAGGACCTAAAATTAGATCCTTATTTATACCCGAAGAAGAATGTAAATGGGGATGTTTTGATTACTCTCAACAAGAACCACGATTAGTAGTACACTATGCTTCGTTATATAAATTACCTTCCGTGTATGATGTGGTAGATGCTTACAAGGATGATCCAGATTCAGACTTTCACCAGACAGTGGCCGACATGGCGGAGATAAAAAGAACACAAGCTAAAACAATTAACTTAGGTTTGTTTTATGGAATGGGTAAAGGTAAATTACAAGCAGAGCTAGGAGTATCTAAAGACAAAGCTGCCGAATTGTTTGATACCTATCACTCAAGAGTACCTTTTGTTAAACAGTTGATGGAGAAGGCTACTAATAGGGCTCAGGACCGTGGACAAATCAGAACCTTATTAGGTAGACTATGTAGATTTCATTTATGGGAACCAAATAGTTATGGAATGCATAAGTCTATGACACATGAAGATGCACTCCAGGAACATGGACCAGGGATTAAAAGAGCCTACACTTACAAAGCTTTAAATAAATTAATTCAAGGTAGTGCAGCGGATATGACTAAAAAAGCTATGTTGGATTTGTATAATGAAGGTATTATACCACACATACAAATTCATGATGAGTTGTGTGTATCAATTGAAAATGACGCGCAAGCAAAAAAGGTAGTTGAGATAATGGAACAAGCTGTTACATTGGAAGTACCAAATAAAGTTGATTACGAGCACGGTACTAACTGGGGAACTATAAACAACTAATGTTTTTAATAGACACTTATTTAGATAAAAGCAAAATACAAGGTATAGGAGTGTTTGCAAATGAAAACATAAAAAAAGGTCAATTGATAAAAGAAGTTAGACCAGATTTTGAAATAGAATTTAATAAAGATAACCTTCCTAAAATACCTTTGGCTCTTGCAAAATTTATTGACACGCACGGTTATGAAAGAGAGTTGGGATCTAAAATTTTAGTTATGGGAATTGATAATGAAAAATATTTAAATCACAGTAAGGATCCATCAGTTAATGATGAGGGTATTGCCTTAAAAAATATAAAAATAGGCGACGAAATAACTATAGACTATAGGGAATTTGATGATAGCATTGAAAAATTATGTCTTACTTAAATGCAAATATACCACCAACATACGCCCAAATAAGGAAAGAATATTTATATGACTGTAAAAAACATCATGGAGAAGTTGAAGACTGTATTATCTTCGGTATCACCAGCATGGGAAGCCGTGCAATACTATGGCACGCTCTTATGGAAAACGGTGCAGTATTCTATCGCCTGCCTATTAGCGCATTTATCCAACGTGGTTTCAAAGTCGAAGACGTACCACGAAGACGATTGGATGAACTGGAGCTTTGGAATTCTTTTAGTTATTATCCTGCTGTTACTAGTTGGAATCTTTTAAGCGCAGCTTCAGGAAAATACATAGGAAAAGATAAGAAATGGCATTCTGGTAAATATTTATTTACTGTTGACTGGGCACACCCAGATGCTAATATGCTAGACACTGATCATTCAGAGATCCCACACGAACATAAGTGTGCACACATCATCGCTTTAGATGATGGAAACTATGCGGCCCAACCAAACAATAGATGCATTTGGGACCTACCTTCATTCACGGTAAAAGATAATACTCCTGATTGGAAAGTACAAACTAATGAATGGAATGTAGAAGACACCGGAGCCTGGAAAACTGAAGACACAGATAATTTCTTCTATGAAATAGAGGAAAAAAAATGAGGAATATAAGTTATGAACATTGCAGAACTATTCAAAAAGAATTTTGTATTAGTGCCGGTTATAGCATCTGTGCTGTTCGGAACGTTTACTGGTGTTAAGTACGTAGTTAATTTAACAGACACAATTAATTCTAATCAAATTCAGATAGTAAATCTTCAAAGAGATTTAAAAGTTGCTGCAAATAAAATTACAGATCAAAACACAAGACTAACTTCTGCGGAATCTACGTGGCAGATGGCAGAGAATCTTTATCGACAGCTCGCCGACCAGGTACGGGAACATAGCTACGATATAAAAGATTTAAATAGGTAGTCATATGGAGAGTCTTAGGATGAACTACAAATTTACTGCATTATTAATTATAATGATAACACTACTAGCTTTTTTTGGTGGACCTGCACATAGTAAAAACGAGTATCTTAATGAGTATGGTGCAAGATGTGGAGATTTTGAAACTAGAGTAGAGAAAGAAGATAGAAATAATGATTATAGACATTATAGTAACAACAATAATTACGATAGTGATAGTGAAAATTATAGATTAAGTTTTACTTACAGAAAATATTTAGGTGTAGATTGTAAAACTATAAAAGAAAATGTAGATTTAAAACAACAACTAGAGTTGATGAAGATGTGTGGTAGAGTTAATAACAATCCTAGTCTTGCACAAAATAAAAATTTTAAATTATTAGTATCAAAGTGTAGAGGTGTTACCCCAATAACTGATAGAGATAGACCAGATAATTCTAAAAGTGCCTGGGATGATTTAAAAAATGAATACAAAAAAGAAAACCCAGATATTAAATTAATGGGTGATAAATTTATAGGACCTAAAAATGAATAGGAAGACTAACACGATGCTAATTGCTTTACTGGGCACCATTTTAATGGGGTTGGCCACATGGACGCTGGTTACACTAATAGAACTTTCAACAATCGTAGCTATGCTTAAAAGTGAGATGATGTCTTTGGACAAGGTGATAGGTCGTATTTATTCTCATATGGATAGGTTAGCAGACAGATGAAATTTATATTAATTATTTATGCCTGCTCTGTTGTTTACGGAGCTTGTGGTGAAGGGGTACAGGACTTAGAATTGTATGATACTCATAAAGAATGTATGTTAGCTGGCTATCAAACATCTA